CAGCCTTGCCGTGCTTCAACAGATGAGGAAGGACACGACCCGCCACTGACTTGATGGAATCAAGGAAGCCACCGCCGACCATACGCTTGACGCTGGACTGGAAGTATGGCTCTTGGGCGGAGGCGGAAAGGACATCTGCCTTGGTGAGAATACCAGTGTAAGTGCTGGAAGTTCCACGCTCATTCACGAAGAGACCGCTATTCATCGTAATCAAGACAATCTCTGGTGTAATACCATAAGAAAACTGATTGTAGCACCGAATCGTGATTTGGAGGTTAAAATTTCCCAAAGAACCAGCCGAATAATAGTCCTCGGTCAGTTGAATATCCTTACCAAACTCCAGCACCAGGAGAGAACCCGAACCAGCGAGACGACGACCGCAACCAGAGGCGGGGTCGGGAACAGTTGCGAAACCACTAAACTCATTCCACGACTGATTACTGCCGTTCTCCACGGAGTATCGGTAGAGGTCTTGCTGAGTAGCAGAGGCAAGAATACCAGACTGGTTATTGAAGTTAATGGAAACACCCTGGATACACAAGAACGCATCAGGCTGACCCCAAGCAGTCTGGTTAAGGGGAGTGCGAACCTGAATGATAAGACGGTCGGGAATTTGATTGAGTTGAAGGGAGGAAGTGGAAAGGGCGACGACCTGCGGAGTAAGGAGAACATTGGAAGCAGTAACCGCTGGGTTGTAAGATGAGGCAACAATAATGCCTGGTGAAGTGATAAACCGAGGCAGTTCGTAGAAGGGGACAGCATTGCGGGAAGGCATGAGGTCCGATGGGTGAGGCGTGAGGAAGTTGAAGATGAGTTGCGAACCAGCGAACGACACGACGGAAGCCGAGGTGATGAAGGTGTTGTTGAAGGGAGTAGTTCCCGCACCCGTGTTGGTGAGAGCCGAGCGGAACACACGAGTCGCATCACCGATGTTAAACACAAAGTTCATATTCTGAACGCCGTAGAAACCCTGGTTATTGCTCTTGGGGTCAGCAAAGATGAAGGGCGATAGGAGCAGAGGCTCAGTAACCGTGAATTGAATGTAGATGTCCTGAGCCACACCATTGACAAGGGGTGTCGGGAGAGTGGCGGGAGGAGCAGAGAGAGACGAGTTTGCGGTCGTTCCACCAATCGCATCAATCTGGAAAGCACCACGAGAGAACAGGTCGTTGTCGGCGGAGTTGTTCCAGCCACCGAGCGAGTTGAGGTTTGAACCAACACCCGAGGCATAGTCGGCGAGAAGGTCAAAAGCAACCGGAGTCATGCCGTTGTAGCGTTCCAACTCACGACGGTCGTTGAAGCGGAGAAGAGCAGGGAGGACATCACGAATGTTGATAGAAACGGAGTTGTTGTTGATAGTAGCGGTCATGACCGAAGCCAACTGGTGGAGCGGGAACGGGGCGAGAGCGTCCGTAAGGGCGAGGTCAATCGGCATCTGACCTGCGTTCTGAACCGTGCCTGTAACCACCAGTTTCAGCAAGACCGTTGATTTCCACATGACACGACGGTCAATAATCGTCTGTTCCGATGGAACTTGAATGTTCCACGAGCAAGACGACGGAGTCTGCGAAATCGCGGCGAACTGGGAGGACGTCATGTTCTGACCTCCCTTATGGACGGCGTAGGAGACGGCATCGGTCACATTCAGGCGGTCATCTTTAACCAGGACCTTGGTAAAATCTTGGGACATTCTTTATTCTACCCACAGATAAAAAAATTATAAAGTTTTCTTAACCGCCTTACAAGTCGTCCAGGTCAATGTTGTTGTAGTTCTTCTTTCGGAATAGAATCTTCATGTTGCCTACGCAACCCGAACCGACCAAGAAGGGGTGAATCAAGCCATAGTTGTCCTTCCAGAAGACTTGAATGTCAATCTGGTTGGCGGGGGACTTGCCGTATAAATCCACCAGGCGGTATTCTCCACTCGGGACATAGTTGATGTCTGAAATGTAGCCCGAGGTCGCATTGACACCCACCTGGAAGTCTGTGACGATGGGGAATACATTTGCCGAAGAACCTATCGTGATGTTGTTCGGACTCGTGCCGTTAAGGATAAGAGGCAGACCCACATTCTCCATCACCACAGGAAGCAAGGTGGAAGAGAACACAATAGACTGGACGGGGTTAAACAGACCCGCCGTGGTGTTCTGCTGGTATTGCTGGATTGCCGTATATTGATTTGTTGTCACACCCACTGGCGAGAAGGTCTTAACGATGTAGAGACCCGCACCATAACTTGTATTGAAGTTGATGTAAGAATACAGGGGACTCTCTGGTGGGACATTAGGATACACATAAGGAAAGGTGTCAAACAGAGTAGAAAGTGCCTGGTTAAAGTAAAGATAGATGGGTTGAAACTGAACCACATTGTTGAACGCATTGTTGTCAGCCTGGACGAGGATAGTAGCATTAGAAAGATTCCAATTGACGGTGGGAGGTTGGTAGTTATTCTCCGTTGCTGGACCTGCGACCGCACCCGTCATATGAATGAGCGGAGGTGTAACCACACCTGCCGTGCTATTCCAACACGCACCATTCAGACCCCAGAAGGCATTAACGAGAGCGTAATTCACCATTGTCATCATGGTATTGTAGTTATATATGTAGTAGTATTGACCCGTAATCTCAGTAAGGGAGAGAGCCTGGTTGTTGGTAGGATTCCACACGGGAGGTGCTTGGGTTGCGTCCTCTGGTAGATAGACCACTGGAACGGTGAAGGTCTGGAGTCCCACCGAGTTTGTGAATTGGAGAGTGGTTTTGTAGGAAGTGACATTATAGAAATCGCCCTGAGAAGTGAAGGAGGCAGAGAGGGGGGTATAGAAGGGAAGGGTGACACCCACCAACTGAGGGGCTTCCAGCACAAGAGAGTTAATCAAGACAGTCTTGACAGTGTAAGTGCCGTTCAACACGCCACCGTTGTTGAGGAATATCTTGTCCCCAGCGACAAAGAGACTGATGAGACTGAAAGGGTTAGAGGCAGGGGTGATGTCAATCGTCAGTTCCTTCGTGGCTGGAACAAAGGCATAAGAGAGAATTTTAAGGTTCGCATACTCCACATACTGTGTTCCACCATCTACGCTGAAAGTAGCAGAAAGGTTTCCACCAATGTAGTTAGAGGGAACGGCAACCGTAACTGGATTGTCGTTGCGACAAACAAGACTGGTGTGTCCCTGTAAGGTAAGATTCACTGACTTCACACGGTAGTAGTTGTTGCCCGTAGCGACATCTGCTCCCTGGTTCGTCAAGAATCCACCCGAGTAGCCTACATAGATGACCGAACCCGCCACCACAGGGATAGGTGTGTAGAGGTTAATGTCAAAGTCAGTAGCACTATTAGAAGGTCCAGCCATAGACTGAATCGGATAAGTTCCACCGAAGTTGCCGTTGGTATTCAGATTGATTTGGGGAATGAAGCATGGGAGTGTCGGAGTTTGTAAATAGAAGCGAACGATAGACATGTAGTAGTCTTGCGGACTTTGGAGATAGTAGTTGCTACGAGTCTCTTTGTATTGAAACCGCACAGGCAAGGCGGGGAACGATGAATCGTTGTTAATGAGATTCATGTCGTAGTAGATGTGTGTCGGTTGCTGGTCGGCATTACTCTTTTGGAATCTCTGAACGGACATTCTTTATTATATAGGGGGTAAATTAATTTAAATCTTTTTTAATGAAGCCCCACCGTAGAATCTCACTTTACCAGTAAAGATATGAGATGATTCCCACATATTTACCACATTCTTACCACAATTAATCAAAAAGATACTTACAATAAGAGATTACTGGGAAATATATGGGAATAATTTTAAAATTATTCCGTTTAAGTATGTGGTAAGTATCTTTTCTGATATTTTTATGTAATAATCTATATGTAAGTATATGGGAAATATCAAAAAAGATATAGTAAGTATCTTTTTCTCTTCTTTTATATTAATTCTTGTAATGATTGTGTGTTTCGTGGAGTTTTTAAGTTAATTATTCGTCATTGACGATGACCTTCTTCCACTCAGGCTTGTCCTCCATCGGCTTGGGGACTGCGTCCTTGTATCCAGCGACGGTGAGTTCGTAGATGACATTCTTCCCCACCTGCTTGGAACACCACAGGCGAATAGATGTGGCGTTCTCGTTGTCAGGAAAGGTGAGGAGACCGCACTTCGGAATCCGACCGTGTCCCTTGAAGAACTCAGGAGCGAAGCCATAGAACTCAATGAGGAACGAGATAATCATAATATAAGTTTTGCTCTCGTCCTTGGGGGCGGTGTGGGAGCGAATGGCGAACTTGATGTGCTTCTGGAAGGTAGGATAGGTGATGGTCTTGTTCTCAATGATGGGAAGGCACTTCATCTCGTGACCGCCCGATTCC